TTATATTGATGTTGAGTATGGAAGTATAGACTATACAAGAAATAGAATTATAGGTATAAATATAGAAACAAAAGAACCAATTTTAGAAGAAATACCAGTATTTATCTCGGAGGAAGAAAAAAGAATACAAGAGTTAGAAAATCAAATTTTATTAAATGAAAATAAGAAAGTAGGAGGAATTTTATAATGAATATAAATAATGTTGTGGTAAGAATATTAGCAGAGAGAATATTAAACGGAGGCTTAAACCCTTTAAAAAATCGAGAATTTGAACTGGATGATGTAACTAATGCAGAATACAGAAAAGCAGTAGAGGATTATATAATTAGAGAAAGTGGAGTAGTCGAAGAAGCAGAACCAACTATATAGAGGGTTCTTTTTTATTGAAAGAAGGTGACTAAATGACTTTTAAAGAGTTAGTTAATAAAGTTAGAAATCTTGTATTAGAAGCAAAGAATGTAACTATAGAAGATACAGAAAATAACTTTACAAGTGATAATGTAGAAGGAGCATTGAAAGAGGTTTTTCAAAATGGAGTTAATGCTAAAAGTAATGTAGTAACAGCATTAAACTCCAAAGGTGCAGATGTTACTACAAGCGATACATGGGAAGAAATAAAGAATAAAATTGATATAAAAGAGGGGAGATTAGATTTAAGAGAAACAACACTTTCAAATAACTATTCGTATTTAGTTACAAATGGAGCTATAAAATATATTGAAAGATGTAGTGGGAACTTCAAAACTTTTGAATATGAAGAACCATATTTTTATGTAATTAAAGAAACTCATCTAATTAAAATTAATGCTATTGATGAAACAGTAGTTTTTGACATTACTTTAGCTAATGCTAACTTCTCATGTATCTGTGTTACTCAAGAGTATTTATTTATATCTGACAATACTAAATTATATAAAATAAACAAGATAACAGGAATTGAAGTGCAGTCAATAGAAGGTGCTTATTATAAGTTATGTACTTATGGGGAATTTATTTATGGAGTATATGGAGATGAGACTTCTTCTACACTTCATAAAATTAGAATATCTGATATGTATATAATGCTAACTAAAAATTTAGTTTCTAATGGTATTTACAATTTTAAAGGAGGTAAGTTTGTTTGCAATAAGAATGCTATTTATGCTACAACAGAACACTCAAATTCAAGTAGTATTACAACATGTCATTTATCTAAAATAAATTTTGATTTTGCCATTGCTAAAGATTTTAGAATTGGAGGATATTTGCATATGAAAAACATTAAGTTTTTAAATGATTTTGTTATTGTATCTGATGCAGAAAGAGGTATAGAAATTGATAGCAACAAAAAAAGTGCTTTAGTAAAATATGACGCAAATTTAAATTTAATTGCGTATTCAGACGATAGCAAATATGACAATTTTGATATATATAATGGATATATATATGCTATATATTCGCCTTCTAGTAGTCCTTTTGTAAAAATAAGTTTAAATACTCTTAAACATATCGACAGCTACCGAAAACTTACTGAAACATACCCAAATGCTGGTATGTTTGTAATAAATGATATAGTTTTCTTTATTAGTAGTGGAATTTTTAGAAATATATTGTCAAAAAAGGTTTATTCGGATGAGAAAGGAGAATCATTATGATTTATTTAGGAAATTTAATGGATACAGAAGAACAAAATATAAAATATGTTGGTATGATACACTATGAACCAAATTTGTTATCGGAGGAAAACTTAAAACAAGGTATTTTGATAGAGAGTTTACCAACTCAAAAGTATGCAGAGAATAAAGAAGCAAAGCTATTTATAAATATAGATACTAAAGAGGTTTTCTATAGATATACAGATATTAAAAGTAACATAGAAGATAAAGTAAATTCTACAGAACAAACAATAGCAGATTTAACATTTCAATTAATGAGTAATGGGGTGATATAGTATGAATTGGTATAAGATAATAGCAGATTTCTATAATAATGGTAATTGGACTAAAGAGCAAGTTAAAACAGCAGTAGAAAAGAATAAGATAACAGCAAGTGAATATAAAGAAATAACAGGAGAGGACTATATAGCATAGTCTTTTTTAATTCAAAAATTAGGAGGTTTTCATGAATGAAGAACTTTTCGAAGCAGATTTAAAAAGACATGAAACAAGAATAAATAAACATGGAGAAGAAATAGACGAATTAAAAATAGCAAATATAGAGTCTAAAGCAGAGTTAAAAGCATTGTGTGAGAATTTAAACTCACTTACAAGTATGCTCAAATGGCTAATTGGAACAATGATTACAACACTAGTAGGGTTCTTTATATTTGCAGTTCAAAGAGGAATATTTTAATTAGGAGGAAAATAAAAGATGGATAATTTAATAAGTTTCATACCAGAGCAGTTGCTAATTTTAGTAGCTGCTCTCTCTATTATAGGTAAGGGCTGTAAGAAGTATAAGCAACTAGATAACAAATATATTCCAGTAGTGTTATTAATACTTGGTATAGGATTTTCTATTTGGATGTTAGGACTAAGTCCTGTTGCAGTCTTACAAGGCGTGATTTGTTGGGGTATATCAATAGGTATAAACCAAACTTACAAACAGTTGAAGGAGGAAAATAAATAATGAAAATATGTATAACAGTAGGACACAGTATTTTAAAAAGTGGAGCATGTACTTCTGCTGATGGAGTAGTTAACGAGTATCAATACAACAAATCTCTTGCACCAGTATTAGCAGATACATTTAGAAAAGAAGGGCATAAGGTAGATGTAATAATATGCCCAGAAAAGCAGTTTAAAACTAAGAGTGAGGAAAAGTCTTATAAAATACCTAGAGTTAATGCTGGAGGATATGACTTACTCATAGAACTACATTTAAATGCAAGTGATGGGCAAGGAAAAGGCTCAGAGGTTCTATATTACAGTAATAAAGGTCTAGAGTATGCAACTAGAATATGTAAGAAACTAGGTACAATATTTAAAAACAGAGGTGCTAAATTAGATAAAGGATTATATATTTTAAATAGTTCAAAACCTACTGCAATACTAATTGAAAGTTTCTTTTGTGACAATAAAGATGATTATGAGAAGGCTAAGAAATTTGGATATGAAGGTATGGCTAAGTTAATTGTTGAAGGTGTATTGAATAAGAATATAGGAAATGATGGAGTTAAACTGATGTACAAACATACAATCGTTTATGATGGAGAAGTTGACAAAATCCCTGCAACTGTAGTTGGCTGGGGTTATAATGATGGAAAAATACTGATATGTGATATAAAAGATTATATACCAGGTCAGACAGAAAATTTATATATTGTGGGTGGAGGAGCATGTAATAAGATAGGTTCTATAACCAAAGAAAAATACACAATGATAAAGGGTAATGATAGATTTGATACACTTTACAAAGCATTAGATTTTATTGATAGATAAAAGGAGTATAGTTAATGTATTTTACATTTTGCTTATACTTTATGCCAATATTACGACAATTTATAAAATAAAAAATGATATATTAAAGATAATCATAAGCCATTTTAAAATCCAAAAAACTAGGTGTATAAACAGTTAACAAATATATATATTGATAAAATAATGGAGGTGAAATAAAAAATAGTAGTGCAATAACAATAATTCTAATGTAGAATAATATTAAATAATATTATTTTAGGGGGATTTAAAATGGCTTATGAAAATGGAACTGATTTTATAGATTATTTTCCTGATTGTATAGAAAAATATAAGGAAGATAATAAAATCTTTGAGAAGGCAATATTATTACTCAATCTGTATATGCAAAAACCAACATGGCCACATTGTGTTAATGAGTACAAGAGCCAGGCGGAAAAAATTTTAGGTGAAGACCCAGAGTTTATAGGAAAGTATGGTATACAATTAAGAAAATTTTATGATGAAGATGAAAATGCAAAAGTAAGTAAGGAATTTAAAAATGATTTGTATAATTTTTCTAAGAGTACATATGATATACTAGATAATGTTTATTTTTCAAAAAGTCATCCTTTTAATCTTTCATCTATTTATTCAACTTCTAGAGATGATGATTTTATAATAAAAATATTTAGATATGATAATAATTTTCTTGAATTAGAGATGTCAAAGAGAGAAGTAGAGTCATTAATAAACTATTTATCTGATTTATTAAAGGAAGAATAGTATGTTAGGAGCAAAAAAAGAAAAAGAGTTTAATTTATTGAGTTTTAATGAAAAAAAGATAGAAAAACATAAATGTAAAAATTATCATAATGATTCTTCGAAAGATAAATACAAATATAGTCAAAGTGAATTTATAGCTGCTACTTTAAAGGAGGCAGATGATATGAATGAAGAAGAAAGAAGAATACTAGAAGCAGAAAAAAGAATATTAGAGACTGAGAAAAGAGTGCATCAAGATAACAAGGAAGTAAAAGAAAGTATAGATAAGCAATTTAATGACATAAAGGGTATTTTTAAAGAATACAAGAATGATTTAGACAAAGATAGAATAGAACTAAAAAATGATTTAGCTAGAGAAAGAGCTGAGTTAAAAAGTGATTTAAAAGAAGCTATAAACGAACATAAAAAGGTCACAGAAAAGGATGTAAGTGAAATAAAGAATAGTATGAAAGGTATAGAAGATAGAATTGATTCAACTAATAAATGGATTATTGGACTATGTATAACTACTATAATAGGAATTGCTACAATGGCTATTACAATAGGTATATCTATATGGCCAAAGTAACACAAAAAGAGGTAACTAGAATTAAAATAGTTATCTCTTTTTATACTTAAACAAAACATTGAAAAAATAGTAAAAAATATTAACAGGATACATAAAACTATAGTATAACCTGTAATAATAAAACGAACGAAAATTATCATACTAAAACATAAGACATGCTATAATTGTATTAGATAAATGCTTGAATATATACCAAAAGTACTCTTTTTATAAGAGTGCTTATTTTTTTGAAATTCATCAACATATAAACTATCAAGAACATTACTCAACACACCTTAAAATTGATTTAAATTCTTTTTCATACACAAAGTTATATGATATAATAAAAAAGTAAATATGTAACCCCAACACATCTTTACTAAGTCAAACATTATTATATAGAGCATTCTTCATTATGGAGAGTGCTTTTTCATTTCTTTGAATAATCATGTTGATTATTTATAATATTTTCATTTAATTTATCTTTATCTATCAAATTTAATGCACAATTAATACAAATGTTAGTTTTCATATGACTTTTCTTATGAAAAGTAATATACTTATTATCATCTTTATTTATTCCTTTATTACAGTAATCACATAATATAGTCTTAGTCATATTTTTATTCCTTTCATTTTATATTTTCCATAATTAAGTTTAACATATTTAGTATATACCTATGTATATATATTTAAAACAATGTTTTTTATTGCAATATAGAATATATTGTATAAATAAAAAAAATGGAGAATAGATATTTGATAATTGTAAAATTATGTTATAATTAAAATGCAAGAATAATCTTGTGGAACTACAATCTAAGAGTGGAGCTTCATTTTCTACATTCCATCCCTTAAAAGGAAGGAGGTGGAGAAATGAGCGAATTTTTACTAGGAGTGTTAGCTAGTTTAACAGCTAGCTTTATTACATATATTATTTCCAGAAAAGTAAAAAGCCACTCTGGCAGGAGTGACTTTGAGCTTGATGTAAAAATCAAGTTTAATAAAAAACGACATTAATATTTAGTTAATGAAACTTCACTCTAGGCTAATAGATTGTAGTTTCTTTTTTTGTTTTTGATACGAATTTACATCTTTATTATATCGCATTTTGAGAAAAAATAAAACTATGAATATTAGAAATATATTTTATTTTATCTCTAAGTATATATATTATTAGCCACCTAAAAAACTTTCACAAAAACAAAAAGAGTATATGTTTTTGATAACTGGATGATATAACTTATAACTCATTTTACAATTCTTAGTTCATATATATTTATGCCACTAAATTTCTCTAGTTTTGCCGATTTAGTTTTATTCTACAACTAAAATAATACAATAGAATTAGTTATTATTCAACAAGATTGTTTGAAAGTTAAATAAATTTATAGATATGAACATTATTTTACACTTAAAAAAACAGACTAAATATGTAGAATATTTGGTAAAACTTACCTCTAGTTTTTGTCTTAAAAAGCTCCTATTATTAATTTAAGTTAGACGAATTTAAGGAAGTGACATAAATTGAAAGAAGAAATATTAATAGAAAAATTATTAAGAGCAGAATTAATAGTAATGGAGTATTTATGGAAAAAGGACACTCTAATGCCTAAAAAAGAAATTGTAAAAGAAATAAAACAGATTTATGGATGGCATAAAAGTACAATAAAAATACTACTAAAAAGGCTAGTTGA